TGGTCTGGAACTAGAAGCAAAAATTAGTAAGTCCGCCCCTAACGGTGTGTGTGACTTAGTTAAGGATGGGGTTCTTGGAGCATTTTCTGTTGGTTTCCGAGTCAAGGACGCTGATTATATCGAGGAAACTGACGGACTTATGATAAAGGATGCTGAATTGTTTGAGGTCTCGGTTGTTTCCGTGCCCTGCAATCAGGCAGCTACCTTTTCTTTAGCGAAGTCTTTCGACTCTCAGTCAGAGTATGAAGATTTCAAGAAAACTTTCACAAATCGTGTAGATCTAGCCGGTCAGTCTCTGGCTAAAGAAGATGAGAGATCATCCAGCATAGCTAGTAATACACCGGTAAAGACGGAGCAATCCGTGCAAGAGGAGATCAAAATGTCGGAAGCTAATACTCCCGCAATCGACTTGGAAGCTTTTGCTAAACAGGTAGCAGAACAAACTGCTACTAATATAGCAATGAAGCAAGCCGAGCAAAAAGCTGTAGAAAAGGTTGAAGCCGAAAAGGTTGAAGCAGAGACTGCAGAAAAAGTAAAGCAAGAAGAGACAGTTAAAACTGCTATTAGAGTAGGGGTTGAAACTGGAGCTGAGAGACTTGTCAAAGATGTTGAGGCAAAACTAGCAGCGAAAGATGTTGAGATCGAAGAAGTTCTTAACACTTACAAATCAGATCTTGAAGAGAAGAAGGAAGAAATTTCCCGTCTACAAGAGTCTAAGCGAGTTTTTGCAAACCGTGGCGACGGTAACATTTCTAAGTGGGGCAAAGAGTTTCTCTATGCGTCAGTTCTAGGAAAGATTACTGGTAAAGGTTGGAACACCGACTATGCTCAAGGTATCATGCAAAAAGCAGGCGTTACCTATGACGCCTCAACTGGTATCGGCCTGGACGCAAGCGTATCTTCTACTTTCGAAGAAGAAGTACGACTTGAGCAAAAGGTTGCTAATCTTTTCAAAGAGATGGCAGTCAATTCAGGTGCTACTGTACTACCAATCATTCCGGATACTGAAAACGCTAACTGGAATGCGACTGGTCTAGAAACTACTGCAAATCTCTTGGAAGAGAAAGGTGCGAGCGATAATAACTTTCACGTTAATCGTGTAACACTGAATGCTTACCGTCTAATTTCTGGTACTTTTATCAGCAATGACACTGATGAGCAAATCGTTGTTAACGTCCTTCCTTGGATTCTATCAGCACTTGCACGAGCTCACGCTCGCGCTATCGATGCTTCTATTCTACTGGGTACTGCTAATCAAGCAGGTCTAGTTGGTGGAGCGGGTACTGACTACGCAGGTACTGAACTAGCTGATACTTGGGGTGGAACTCCTCTAGCTCTTAACGGTTCAGGTGCACTTACTGGTGCAAACTTGTTAGCAGCTCGTTCTGAAATGGGTAAATACGGAGTCAATCCTAATGACGTAGCATACGTTGTTAATGTTGAAGAGTATTTCAACCTTATCGCAGACGCAGCTTTCTCAGACATATCTGAAGTTGGTAGTGATGTCGCTATGAAGGTAGTTGGTCAGGTTGGATCTATCTATGGATCTCCTGTAGTTGTGAGTGATCAAATCGCTCGTACAGCTAACAGCACAGCAGCTTGTGCAGTTAACGTACATAACTACTTGATGCCTCGACTGAAGTCTGTAAACATTGAGACTGACTACGAAGTAGCAGGTCAACGTACTGCAGTTGTAGCTTCACAATCCAGAGGATTTGAAGAGCTAGTTGCAGGCGCAGGCGCAGATGAGCCAGCAGTTGCAGTAAGATACGCCGCTTCGTAATTTGGTGTATTAAATATTAACTCGTGGGGAGGGCTTCGGCTCTCCCCAGGTTTTTACTAATTGACTTATGGCAGACTTAATAACAAGAGACGAATATAAAGCGTTAAAAAATCTTTCACAAAGCGTGAAGGAGGACGGACGTATAGATGCGCTTATAGATTCTGTGAGTCCATTAGTAAAAACCTATTGTGGTAATAGTATTACAGATTATTACTCCGCGAATAAAACAGAAACTTTCAATGTCAATTGGGATACTTATCTAGTCCAATTAACTGAAAGCCCTGTTAATACCATTGTTTCTGTACAAGAGCGAGAAGGCTACTCTAGTGCATATAAGACCCTTACTACCGCTAATACAGAATATTATTTAGATGTTGATACAGATAGTGTAATTCGTACTACATCTGGTGCTAACTATAGGAACTGGCCACAAGGGCCTGGTGCCGTTAAGATTGTATATACAGCGGGGTATGAGACTACTCCCAAAGATTTGCAACTAGCGGTTGCTGATCTTATAACTTATTACTTAAAAGACGAATATAAAGAAAGACGAACTATGCAAGGTGCAAGTATGTCTAACAAAGGCACTTCGTCTATGTCTGATAATGTAGATTTTCCAGATCATATCAAGAGGGTCTTAGACCTTTATAAGAACTTCTAATGGCAAAGGTAGACTTAGAATTATTGCGAAAAAACATTGAATCCAAAATAAAAAAGGATGCAGATAAGTTCCGTTCCTATTATGTTAATAAACAAACACTTGTAATAAGTCATGACAATAAAAGTATTGAAGCTCAAGCACTTATACAAATGGCGCTTAGAGAGGGGTATAAAACAAAAGCAGACTTTAAAAAGGGATTAGACGATAGATTCCCAGGAGAAGGCGTATTTGGCAAAATACAAAAGACTTTAGCAGATGCTGTACCTAAGTTCAATGAAAATATATATAATGCTGTACTAGCAGAAAAAAATAAAAGTACTACTGCCTTTGTAATAGAATTTTATAAAGGCCATAATGCCACTAAGTATACCTTCGAATTTTCTAGAAAGAAAGAAGGAAAAGGGCTCTTTCAGACATATAAAAGTATGTTTAAGTCAAATGCTCAAATAGGCATGATAGCTGCTATAAATGCATGGTCTATGACCCCCAGCAAGGCTGGACCAACCTATAGTAGAAGAGGGCAGGAGTTTGGAGACGCTAAACTACAATCTTCAATAGGAGCAAAGGTACCAGTTAAAAGCGGAGGCCACCGAGAGCAAAGAAGAACAATTACAAAGAAAGGCGAAGAGTACACAGATCAAGCAGGCCAAGTACAAAAGTCAAATTCTATGGACTCGTTTTTAGACTTGGGGCATATGGAAGGGTCTTCTGTTTCAGGGGCCAGACTATTACAAGCTAAAGAAGCTTTTACTGAATTTAAGGGAACTGATCAACAGAAAAAAGTAGCTGAAGCACTACTACTAAAACTAAGTGTTATAACTGACTACAAAGGTGAGGGGCAGAAAAAATTTGCAGTTGAATGGGAAGCCGCATCTTTGAATAGACAGACTTCTTCGGAAGCAAAGAAAGAAGTTACTTTTTTAAATAATAGACTACAGGAGATGGTAGCAGAACTTCATAAGGAGATGGGAGGCTGGGAAAATGCCGAAAGCTCGGATAGCTTTTTGCAAATGACCGAAAAAAAAACTATTGCAGCTCTTATTAAACCTGTAAAAGGTAATAAAAGGGTAAAGACAAAGACAAGACTTAAAACTGGTGCACAAAAAAATTCAAAAAGTTCTGTGGGTAAGAATAACAAGACTAAACCTAGAAGAACTCGAATAGTACCACCATGGACAGCGCCTACACTTGCAAAGGTTATAAAATCTACAAGAACAGGTAAAAGTAGATCTGCCCCTGCTAATGCTCCTTTATTTTTATTAGGGGTACTAAATGAACAATTACCTCAAAGGGTAGAATCTAATATGGGGGCTCCAGCATTAACCAACATAACAGGAAGATTCGCAAGTTCTCCTAGAGTAACGGATATGGCGATAACTCCACAAGGGTTTCCTTCTATTGGGTATACTTATCAAAGAGACCCATATGGAGTGTTTGAGCAAGACCCTGATTATGACCCAAGAAAATTAATTGATAGATCAATAAGGGAAATCGCATCACAATATGCAATAGGAAGATTTTATACTAGAAGGGTTTAATAATGGGAACTAGAACATATACAACTCGTAGGCAAGGAATCGTAAATGCCCTAGTAACTAAACTAAAACTAATTGATGGTTCTGGGAACTTTCATATAGATTTAGCTGATCAAGTAGAACCAAGGCTAAAATTTTGGGACGAAGTTGATGAATTTCCTGCAATACATATAAATGCAGGAATGGAAACTAGAGAGTATTTAACGGCAGGAATGAAGAACAGATACATGAACGTTACCCTACGTTGCTATGTAAATGAAGAAGACGCAGTAGATGCGCTAGACGCTTTATTAGAAGATGTGGAAACTGTACTTGAAGATAACTCAAGTTTAGCATATACTGATAAATTAGGGGTTTCGCAATCTATTCAACAAATCACAATCCTCAGTATTGAAACTGACGAAGGTGTACTTGAACCTCTAGGTGTTGGAGAAGTAACTATAGAAGTTCGATATTAGAAAATCCTTGACAAGAGCAAAAGTTCTAATACAAGGCATTTTCAAGAAATAAGGAGATAATAATGGCTCAGCAACTATATTTTAGCCGCGACTCGCAAATGTTTTTAGAGATAGGATCCGCAGTTTGGAAGATTCCTGTTCTAGAAGGATTTAGCTTTTCTCAGGCTACGAATGTGTCGGAAATAACCTTGAACGAGATGGAAAGTACCGCAGGAACAAGTCGTCGAGGACGAAGAGCTTTTAATGACTCTCTTGCCCCCGTAGAATTTTCTTTCAGCACTTACATTCGTCCATTCAAAGCATCAGGTTCAGCAACTGCTGACAATAATGCATATCATCACGCGGTAGAAGAAGCACTATGGGCACTATTTTCAGGTCCAGCTACGTATGCTAGTAATGCATTTACTAATCAATCTACGCATGATGGAACTAACATGGATCTGTTATTCAGTCAATCAAATAAATCATCATTAGGCCCTACAGCGGGTGCTAACTTGTATTTTGAATTGGGTGACGCTAACAAACTTTGTTATAAATTAGCAAAAGTTGTACTAAATGAAGCATCTATTGATTTCGATATTGATGGTGTTGCACAGATTAACTGGTCAGGATTTGCTGATACAATTACTGAATTTTCTTCAACAGTAACAGTAGCCGGAGCAGTTTCTTCTTCTACTACTGTTGACTTCACTGCGGGCAGTATTGATATCGTAGCAGCAGATGCAGGACGAAGAATTGCAGGTACAGCGGCAGCGCCAATCTTAGCAGATAGTTTTATCGCTTCGCGAACTGATGCTGATACTATTGTACTAAGTACAGCAGATAGTATTGCTGCTGGAACTGTACTAACTTTGTTAGGCCCAAGAGCAACTATTTTTGAGGCTACCTCTGCTACTAATAACTTTATTCGTAATAGATTGACAAAAGTGTTTATTACTGAGTCTGGTGGTGATCCTGCGAATGCTCTAGAGTCTACTTATGTTTTGACTCTAACAGGTGGAAATATAACACTAAGCAACAATGTACAGTACTTAACACCTGAAGAACTGGGTGTAGTGAATATCCCAATTGGTCACGTAACTGGTGCTCGTTCTTTCGGTGGCAGCATGACTTGTTATCTGTCAGAAGATACAGCTACAACTAATGCAAGTAAGGACTTTTTCCAAGACCTCACTTCAACAGCTCAGAGAAATCAGGTAACTAATAAGTTTTCATTATCTTTCTTGATCGGAGGCGGTAATGCAGTAGATGCACCTTCTTCTCCTGGATTGCAGATTAAAATGCCAACTTGTCACGTAGATATCCCTACTCACTCTATTGAAGATATTATTACTTTGGAAACTACTTTCATGGCCTTGCCAAGTACGATTGACTTAGCTGACGAAGTATCTATGATGTATATAGGTGATACACCTAACGCTTAATCAAAAATATATCTTGACATTTTCGTCAAAGTGAAATATAATATATAAAGAATCGCGCAGGGGGTAAAACCCCTGCTTCTTTTTCAAACATAAATAGGAATATATTACTAATGGTAGAATCAGCAACTACGAAACCTAAAGCAGAACCGGTTTCACTAGCGAGTCTTATGACTCCAAGCAAGACAGTATCTATAGAGTTTCCTGGGCACGATGGTTTATCAGTATCCATCTGTTATTTAGCAAGAGAAGAATTGCTAAAACTAAGGAAGAGATGTTTAACTACAAAATTTAATCGAAAGACTCATCAGCCAGAAGAGTCTTTGGATGAAGACAAGTTCCTAGTGGAGTATACTAAAGCAGTAATTAAAGGATGGGACGGATTGAAATTTACATACTTAGAAGAGTTTCTTTTGGTGGATATTTCAGACTATGATCCTAACGATATGTTGCCTTATACACACGACAACGCAATGCTACTCATGAAAAATTCAAATGATTTTGATACATGGGTAACAGATGTAGTGGGTGACCTTGAAAATTTTACTGGGAACAAGTAGAGCAAATTCAGGGTCTATTTGTTCGGTACATAAATCAAACTAATGCTGCTATTGACATAGAAAAGTATTACAGGATTTGTGAACAGTTAGGAGAAGAGCCTGATCCACAAAAGATGCCGCTATCTCAATCGGAGTTTCCGATCGAGGTTCAAGTGGCATTTTTTGTGTTTGACCTTTTATCAGATGTTTGGGAAGGAATGTCAGGTACTTATATGGGTAAAGATTGGGGGCATTGTACTCAATTATTCGATATATGGGAAGTAGAAGATCAAAAAACAACTATGTACTTTATGAAAATGTACGAAAGAACACTAGTTAATTATAGAGCAGACAGGGCAGACGAAAAAAGAGAAGCAGAAAAACGTAGAAAAAAATCCGGCGGTGATGGTAAACACTACACCCATAATATACAAGGATAATGGCTAAAAGTAAAAATACAATTAATGTCGATGTCA